CCACCGGGCATCGTCGCCCAGTTCTGGGGTTGCGTGGGCGCAGGTACGGCAGTTAACCTGCGGGGCTTCCGTTTCGTGGCATTGCCCCTTGAACCTGCAAAACTTGCACACAAACGCCGCCGCAGTCTCGCCCAGCGGGATTGCTGGTTCCGGCGCAGTAATGATCCGCTTGGCCTTTGCCAGCGCCGCCTTGAACGCCGCCGGATCAGCTTCAATCCGCTCGGCATAAATATCGTCTGTGTCTTTGTTCACGACCATATACATTGCTCGGTCAAGACCGGCCCAGCCCATATACAATTGCATCTGAACCCAATGCTGGTTCTTGGAATCCTTTACCCCTTTTTTTTGCATTGCCGCAAAACTCTTGGCGTTTGCGGTCTTGAATTCCAAAACGTGCCAGGTCTTGGGTGCTTCCGGTAACCCCAAAGCAGCGCCGTCCATGCTCCCGCCAAAATGCCCACCAATAGCCTTGAACCGCCATTGGTTGCCGTCTTCATCCCGGTCTGATACCTCGACCCCAATTGCCCTGAGATTTTCGATTAGACGCGGTTCTGCAAGGTTCCCGGACTCAAACAACCGCAGAATCCGACCATCAAAATCGGGCTGCTTGGCCCAGCGGAACGACAGCCACAAGGCCCGTTCGCACTCCTGCCCGATCTCGGACGCGCCCAGGTGCGGGCGCTGCCCCGCCTCCGCAACCTTCTCGTAATTCTTGAAGATCGCGGTGACGGTCGAGTTTTGACGCTCCGGCAGCATGGTCATAATTACTTCTTCGCCCACGGGCGGGCCGGTGCTGCGGGGGCCGCTTTGGGCGGCGCTTTGGCGGCGGGTTCAAACAATTCCGCCGGGGCGTAGCCTTTGATGCGGTTGGTCATGCTGTCGTTGACCGGGTTCTTCTCCTGCACCACATCCACAAACAGCACGATGTTGTGCAAGTTTTCCGAGTCTTCCGGCGGGTATTCTATTTTGGTCGCCTGGCAGATCGCAGCCAGTTCCCTGTGCGCGATCTCCTCTGCGGTCTTGTTCGGGTTTGCCAGATTGAGCCGCGACCAGAGTTTGCGTCCGGCGTTCTTCTCGCCCACCACCTCGAACGTGAACTGGAGGTACTGGCCTGTCCCGGCTTTGGTGTCCTTCAGTTCGCTGTCGGTGATTATGACCTCGTACCGTCCCGCCTCAAGCGGGGAAAACGACTGCATCGGCTCAACGTCTGTGGGTAGTTGGAGCGTTTTAAGGTTTGCCATTTTGCTTTTTCCTTGGGTTGGTTGGTTTTACTGCTTTACTGCTGCTGCCGATATCGCTGTCATGAATGCCTGAAAATCTAACGGTAGGGCATCCGGCAACGAATAACGGTTCTTTGCGAGGTACGCAGGGCGCTCGGACGTATACATAAGCCGCTCACCCGTTGTGATCCCGCGTGTAACTTTCTGGTTAAATCCGACCTCGCTAGACTTGACCACGGTCTTGTAATTGGCGAAGAACACGCAATCCGCCCACTCCTGCACCAACGCCGATGACCTGGCTTGCAGCTTTGGCTGATAACGCTCATACGGTTCAACCTCGGGCGAGTCAAAACGCTTGATCTCGCAATGGGCCAGCATGACGGTCGCCATGCCTTTAGCCCGCAGCCCGTTCAGCGCGTCGAGCACCTTGCGCCAGTAATCGGCAGCAATGACCGCGCCTTTGCCGTAGGCCAGATCCTTCGCGTCATACTTGGTATTGATCTGCTCCCAGATCAAGTTATCCAACCAGTCGAGGCTGTCGATCACCACCGTTTGGAATTCGTGCTTGCCTTGGAGCGCGGCGAGGGCTTCCTGCACCTGTTCAAAACTGGTCGCAAGCGGGAAGTGGTCGACTTCCAATTGTCCGAGACCGTCTTCCGTCAGGATGAAGATCGGGGCCGGGGCGCTGGCTCCGAACGTTGTCTTGCCCAAACCGTGCGGGCCGTACAGCATGATGCGCGGCGGCATGAAGTCGCTGTTCTTTCTGATTGCTTTAAGGTCGATTGCCATTTAATTTCCCCAGATCAAGATTAAGAAACAAACCACCGCTCCGATGGCGCAAGCGTGAGAAACAATCTCGCTGATGCTCATTCTTCCTCCGAGGCGCGTTCGTTTGCGAGGTCTTGCACCATGTCCGAGCCTTGCAGGTGCGTGAGCAGTATTGCCTCGACCGAGGCACGTTCGCGCCTAATGCGATTCTCCAGAGCTTCGCTGTTGTTGCTGATCGCGCACAAATACATCTCCCATGCGTAGCTGGGGTCGCGGTTCTCCATCAGATAATCGTAGAGGTCAAACTGAGCGCGACCTCTGCGGGGCCATTGACCGTACTCAAGGACGCATTCAACGACCTCCTCAAGCGCCAGTTCCAGTTCGCGCTCCGTCAACTCGCGGCGCTGACTTTCGTCCCCGTGTGCTTCGTTTTGTGTGCTCATTTTGTTTCCCAGATTGTCCCTTGCAACCACTCGATCTTGCCGGTAATTGTGTCCAGCTTTTTCCAAATTCCTCGTGCCCTTGGTTGCGTTTCTGCAATTCTTGCAGCTTCAAGCATCAAGTTTTTTGCCTTGGCTACCGCTTCGCTTATTCTTAACCGCGCTTCTGCGTTCATTTTTTATCTCCGTTCGTTGCCAGGTTCGCCCTAGCTGCGTATTCCTAAGCCCCCGCAGAGCAGGGGCAGAGGAATCAGGAGATTAAGAATCCTGCTTCCTCAATCGTGGCTGCAATATCAGGAGCGGAAGATTTCCGCACGTTGATGGAAATGCAAGCAGGCCCAAAGCGGCGAGCAAATTCTGCTTTGCCTTTCTCGCTGGCTGCAATAATCGTTACCTCGGTAGAGGCAAAATCAAAAGTTTGGATTTGGAAGTCTTGCATTTTGTTTCTCCGGTTGTTTGCTGCGATGACCCATAGTAATTCAACTAATCTTGTCATGTCAACTCTTTTTGACAAATAAATTTATTGGGTATATTGTGCTCACATGAAAACACTTGACGCGGTGCAACATTTTGGGAGTCGGCAAGCGATTGCTGACGTTCTGGGAATCAGCAGGCAGGCGGTCTACGCTTGGGGAACGGTCGTTGCGCGAGGTGCAGCGTACCGGCTCCAGGTGATGACCGCGGGGAAGCTGGTGGTGGATGAGGCTAAGTACAAGAAAAAGAAATCCAAATAATTGGGAGCATTTACATGGCAGATGAAACAAATACAGTCGTGGAGATCCATCCAAAGGTATTAATGGATGCGGCCCTCAAGTACGCCGAGCGCGGCTTTCGCGTCCTTCCCCTGCACACCATCAAGTCCGGCATCTGCTCTTGCGGCGACAAGGAGTGCAGAACACCCGCAAAACATCCACTTACCCTGCACGGCGCACAAGAAGCCAGCAACGACGAAATGACCATCCGGGGATGGTGGAGCAAATGGCCTCAAGCAAACATCGGCCTCGCAATGGGCGATGCCGGGTGTGTTGCAATCGACATAGACACCCGCAACCTCGGTCACCTGACCTGGGAACAGATCCTCGCCCAGAACGGCGAACTCCCCGAAACCCCTACCCAGCGCACCGGCAACGGGCAACATTACCTAGTCAGGATCGACCCCGCCATGATCTCCCGCGTCCGTGGCAAGCTCGGGCCGGGGATCGACATCAAGGCCAACGGATATATCGTTGCAGAACCATCCATACACCACTCAGGGCGGCGCTACGCTTGGGATGATGGTCTAGACCCACTCCAAGGGTTTATGCCCGCACAAGCCCCCGTTTGGCTGGAAAGGATGCTGCTTGAGCCTCTGGGCGGAAACATTTCGCCCAATTCGCCCAACCTCGGAATCGTGACCCTCCCCGTCCAGCTTCAAGAAGCCGCCGATGCCCTCTCCCACCTTGACGCAGACGAATATCACCAATGGATTGAGGCGGGCATGGCCCTCCATGCCACCGGCCTCGGAAATGCCGCCTATCAAGTCTGGGTGAACTGGTCGCAGGATTCCTCCAAGTTCGACCACAAGTTGCAACGGGCTAAATGGGTGTCCTTTGGTCGCAACCGACAGGCGGGCGTGACCATCAAAACCCTGTTCTCTCGCGCTCAGGCCGTTGGATGGGTTAATCCGCTGACCATAAAACGCACAGGCTCATCTAGTGAGCCACTCAACCCTGACGGACTCATCCTCAACCTCGACCAACTCCGCGACCGCGCTTCCGGCCTGAAATGGCTGGTCAAGCACGTTATCCCGGACAATTCCATCGGAATGTTTTTCGGAGCCTCCGGCACATACAAATCCTTCATTGCCCTAGATTTCGGCCTCCACATGGCTCACGGCCTCCCGTGGCTTGACCGCAAGACTCGGGGTGGGGCGGTGGTCTACATTGCAGCCGAAGGCGGCGCAGGACTTTGGAACCGCATCCGCGCTTGGCATCTAGACCGCAAGCTGGCGATCGGCTCCATCCCCTTCTACGTCTGCCCCGTTGCCGTCAATCTGGGCGAGGAATCAAGCGTACTCGCCGTCCAGAAAGCCATCCTAGACCTCGGCATCGAACCCAGAATGGTGGTCGTCGATACCCTCTCCCAAACCTTTGCTGGGGACGAGAACAAGCGCGAAGAAGCCGCCGCTTACCTGCGTTCCCTCGGCGCTCAGATCCGCGCCCGCTTTGCTTGCACCGTTCTCCTCATCCACCACACAGGCCACAGCACCAACGAGCGACCCAGAGGCTCCAGCGCCTTTATTGCCGACCTCGACTTCCTGTTCGGCGTGTTCAAGGAAAAGGAAGATCCAATCGCCACAATGGAATGCCTCAAGCAAAAAGACGGCGATAAGATCGAAAACCTTAATTTCCAATGCGTCCGGCACGTTCTGGATCACGACGAGGACGGCGACGAAATCACCTCCCTTGCCGCCATTTATACGAACCAAGTCTCCGCCCTCGTTGCCGCAGTCGCCGCCCGCCAGGACTCAAATTACGGGAAATTCCTCAAAGCAGCCCAAATGGGAACCCCTGTCGGGGACGCTAAAAAGGTCTTTTTTGCCGACCTCGGCTCAGGAAAAGCCGCCGATACTAAAGCAAAAGCATGGTCGCGCAGCCTCAATTGGGCGCAAAAAGCGAACCTAATTCGGGTTGAAAATGGCGTGTTTTTTGTCATCTCTGGGCCGGACACAGAAACCTCCAAAAAGGACACATGACCCCCGTTTTCGGACATGGACAGACAGGACACCCCCTTAGGAAAAAAGACCCTGTCTGTCCCGGACAACTGTCCGGGGACAGGTGTCCTGTTTTCTTTTCCCAGACACTTGTCCGGTGGATAAAAAGATAAAAGAGGTTTAACGAATATGCGCCGCGCCGCCCGAACCGATACCAACCACACAGAAATGGTCGAAGCCTTCCGATCCCTCGGCTGCTCCGTCCTTTCTCTTGCCCCCCTTGGACAAGGCGTTCCAGATTTACTCGTTGCCATCCAAGGCGTAACCTGGCTGGTCGAAGTCAAAATGCCCAAAGGCAAAGAAACCCAAGACCAGATTGAATTTGCCGCTACATGGAAGGGCTGTCGCTCAATTGTTCGAGACTTGGCAGGAGTCGTATCAACCGTAAAAACAATGAAATTCCTCGCTTGACATCCATTTTTTGGAGGAATACCCTCTGAAAATGACCGCAACCCCTATTTGCGCGACTCCCCTCGCGCCTGCCCACCGCGCTGGTGAACTCCCCACCCAGACGCGTTGTGTCCGGGGACTGCTGCTCGTGGGCGCAGCCACAGTCCTCGGATTCTTTTGATGGATGACTCAGAACGCCTCGCCGAAGCCCTGAAATACTACGGGAACAACTCGCCCAATTTCGGTAATACGCCAGAAGAAACCGAGATCCAAAAGATTTTGCGAAACCTGCAATTTACTGGCGGCGGAGGTGGAGGCCAGGGCAGCGGCGGAATGTTCGGCGGCGGTCGCTTGACTTACAACGTCCCGCTAGACAACACCTCGTCGCTTGCTCCGTATGTGGAAGGACACCTTGGAAAGCCCAAGAACCAACCAATTACGGGCGGAGTGACAGGTCTGGGCGTGAACTACAGAAAGAGCTTTTAAGATGCCAAGCAAATCACCTGCCCAAGCTCGCATGATGGCAGCCGCCGCTCACGACCCAAAGTTTGCAAAGAAGGTCGGCGTTCCAGTAAGCGTTGCCAAAGACTATAACCAAGCCGATAAGGGTAAGCGGCTGGCTGAAACCATGAAGCGTATGCCGGGAAAGCGATAAGTTAGTGAATACTAACTCTGGACAATTTAAAAAAGGTGACAAAAGGCCCGGAGCTGGTCGCCCTAAAGGATTGCAAAACAAAACGACTGTCGCGGCCCGTGAAGCAATTGCCCGGTTCGTTGACGGCAACGCAGATCGCTTGCAAGGCTGGCTTGACGAGATCGCCCGAGAGCAAGGGCCCGCCGCAGCGTTTAAGTGCTTTTCAGACTTGCTTGAGTATCACGTTCCAAAACTCGCTAGAACTGAATTAACGGGCGCTGACGGTGGCCCGCAAGAACTCAAGATCACATGGCAGCAAGAGAAATAATCCTCCCCTATGCGCCTAGAAAAGCGTTTATGCCCTTCCACAACAGGACGCACCGCTGGGCGTGTCTTGTCGCGCACCGTAGGGCTGGCAAGACGGTCGCAGCAATCAACGACATCATCCGCGCTGCGGTTATGTGCAAAGACCCGATGCCGCTGTTCGGCTTCGTTGCCCCGTTCCGCAGCCAGGCTAAGTCGGTCGTTTGGGACTATCTCAAGCACTACGCTCAGCCGATCTCAGCCGACTCTAACGAGGCAGAGCTAACCGTGACGCTCATCAACGGCTCAAAGATCAGGCTGTTCGGCGCAGATAACGCAGATGCGATCCGGGGACTCGGGTTCTCAGGCATCTACATGGACGAGTTCGGCGACTTCAAGCCTAGCGTGTGGGGTAACGTGATCCGGCCGGCGCTCTCTGACCGGCAGGGCTGGGCTGTGTTTGGCGGGACTCCGAAGGGAAAGAACCAGTTCTGGGACATTCGCAAGACTGCCGAGAAGCTCAAAGACGAATGGTTCCTGCTCGAGCTACCCGCCAGCAAGTCGGGCCTGCTCCCTGCCGGTGAACTAACAGCAGCAAAGGCGCAGCTATCCAAGGATCAGTACGATCAAGAGTACGAATGCAGCTTTGAAGCAGCAATCCTCGGTGCGTTCTACGGGACAGAGATGCGCGAGGCCGCAGAAGAAGGCCGCATCACCCAAGTGGACTATCAGCCTGAAGTGCTCGTACACACCGCCTGGGACTTGGGATACCGCGACGATACCGCGATCTGGTTCTACCAAGTCATCCGCGGCGAGATCCACGTTATTGATTATTACGCGGTCAGCGGGGCAAATATCAACGAACTCGCCGCAGTCATCAAAACGAAGCCCTACCGATACGGCAAACATTATCTCCCGCATGATGCCAGAGCCAAGACCCTAGCCTCGGGCGGCAAGTCGATCATCGAGCAGATGGCTGAACACTTGGGCATCAACAACCTCGCCATTGTCCCGGATCTGTCGGTTCAGGACGGCATACAGGCCGTTAGGCAGATGCTCCCAATGACTTGGTTTGACGCTGAACGCTGCGACGAAGGTATGGAAGCATTGCGCCAGTACCAACGAGAGTACGACGAAGACAAGAAAGCGTTCCGGCAAACCCCTCGGCACGATTGGACGAGCCACCCCGCAGACGCTCTGCGGATGCTCTCAATTGTCTGGCGCAAAGAGCCTGCGACGAAAGCACCCGACAGGATCAAACCCTTAATCGTCGGCCCTGAAAACGAAGTGACCCTGAACGATATGTGGGCGACCCATCAGCAATCTAATCAAAGGAAGCGGCTATGAGCGGAGTTTCTTATCCTTACCGATACCAGTATGAACACGTTGCAGCCAGCGCAACCGCGCAAGTGCTCGGCACAGCGGGCGCAAAGGGCGACTACATCCACAGGCTGATCTGCACGGTCACCACAGCCGCCACGGGCAACGTGGTTGTTGTTGACGGCTCAGGCACGGGCATCCTAACGCACACAATCTGTCCCGCAAGCCCCGGCAGCGGCATCGGCGTGTACAACGTCGAGATGAATGCTGTATCGGCTGATGGCGCGTGGAAAGTCACGACCGGCGCGGGTGTCGAGGTGATGGCTGTTGGGATATTCAGCGTGTGATTGCTTGCGTCCTAAAGTCTGGTGGCGACTACGAGCCGAAGCACGTTTACGCGCTCCAGGCTCAATGTGCCAAATTCCTACCCGGCGAGGATTTCGTTTGCCTCACCGACATGGATCTGGACTGCGCGACGATCCCGCTGGTCAACGATTGGCTTGGCTGGTGGTCGAAAATAGAGCTATTCCGCCTGCCCAGCGCCCTGTACATGGATCTGGACACGATCCTTGTGGGTGACTGCTCAGAGATCCTTGACGCAGCCAAGGGCCACGATTTCGTCATTCTGCGCGACTTTTACCGGGGCAAGACAAACCCGAACGCGATGCAGTCGAGCCTCATGTACTGGTCGAAACCGCACACAGAGTTGTACGACCAGTTTCTCGACGGGGATCGCTACTGTGACGGCGGGGATCAGATATACATTGAATGGGCGCTGCGGGATAAGAAGGTGACTTACTGGCAAGACATCACGCAAGGCATCGTGTCGTTTAAGGTTGATGTTCTAACTGTTGGCCTAAAGCCCAATGACAAGATCGTGGCGTTTCACGGCAAGCCTCGGCCTTGGGAGCAGACTCGGGTGGCGTATGCAATATCGTAGCGGCTGGGCTGTCCCAGAAAAAGACAGGCATTGCTTTTTTGCTGCGCTTGCAGAAGCGCCCGACCTCTATGCGTCATTGGATCTGTGCAAAGACTTCAGGACCGCAATTCAAGCTGGCGGGAATATCGGCATCTACCCCGCAGCATTGGCGCAACGTTTTACGCGTGTCTACACGGTCGAGCCTGACGCTGCGAACTTTGCTGCATTGCAGATAAACACATCGAATCAACAAAAGATCATTGCTCGGCGGGCTGCGTTCGGAAAAGAACCTGGACGGGCAGCGATTGACCAGATCCAGCCCGATAACATCGGAGCGCACCAGATCCAGCAAGGTGACGAGTTTGAGGTCATTACAATTGACAGCCTCGGCGTGACTGACTGCGATCTGCTGCAACTGGACGTTGAAGGCTCAGAGCATGAGGCATTGCTCGGAGCGATTGCGACGATTGAGGCAAGCTGGCCCGTGATTACGCTTGAGCTTAAAACCCTTGGTGAGCGATACGGGTACACAGACGCTGACACGATCAACCTACTGGCTGGCATGGGCTACAAGATCGCTGACCGGGTCAACAGGGATGTGATATTCACAAAATGAGCGCAGCCTGGACACGCAAAGAAGGCAAAAACCCTGCGGGCGGTCTGAACGCCAAGGGCCGAGCGAGCTACAAAGCCGAGACCGGCGGTACGCTAAAGGCTCCCGTGAAGGCTGGCGATAACCCGCGCCGCGCTTCGTTTCTGGCGAGGATGGGCAATATGCCGGGGCCGATGGAAAAGAACGGCGAGCCAACCCGCTTGGCGCTCGCGCTGAAGGCGTGGGGCGCAAGCAGCAAAGAAGACGCAAAAAGCAAAGCCGCAGCGATATCGAACAGGAATAAATAAATGGAACCAACCAGCACAAGCGTACAGAAATGGCTAAATGTCGTTTCGACATACGATAACGAATTCAAGAAGTGGGAAGCGCGCACGACTAAGATCGTGAAGCGTTATCGTGACGATAACCGAAGCCAACACACGAACGAAACCGCCAAATTCAACATCCTCTGGTCGAACGTCCAGACGCTGATCCCTGCTGTGTACGCGAAGCTACCCAAAGCCGTAGCCCAGCGTCGATTCGGGGACAATGACCAAGTGGGCCGCGTGGCTGGGCAGCTTCTTGAACGCGCTCTGGACTTCGAGATTGAGCATTACCCGGACTTTCGCGCAACAATGAAACACGCGGTCGAGGACAGGTTCCTCGGTGGGCGCGGCGTGGCATGGGTGCGTTATGAGCCGCACGTTCGCCAGCAAAGCGTTCCTGAAGACGGTCTGCAAGTCACAGAGGACGTTGAGAACGAACGCGTTGAAGGTCAGACCCCTGAAGGCGCACCGGCCCCGGAAAGCCAAGACTACACCGCTGGAGAAACCGAGCCGCAAGAGGAAATAGAGTACGAGTGCGCCCCTACGGATTACGTTCATTGGAAGGACTTCGGTCATTCAACAGCCCGCACATGGGAGGAGGTAACCTGTGTATGGCGCTGGGTGTACATGAGCCGGGAAGCCCTCATCGAGCGGTTCGGAGAGAAGACAGGCAAGAAAATCGCGCTCGACTCTGGCCCCGAAACGCTGACGAACTACGGGCAATCAACCAAAGAGCGCACCCGAGCAAAAATCTGTGAGCTTTGGTGCAAGGACAGCGGTAAGGTTTACTGGTTCAGCAAGAACAACCCCGAAATGATTGACGAGCGGGACGATCCTCTGGAGTTGGAAGAATTCTTTCCCTGCTGCGAGCCGTTGTACTCGACAACGACATCAGACACGCTTGTGCCGGTTCCTGACTTTATTCTGTATCAAGATCAAGCGAACGAGCTAGATATCCTCTCAGATCGAATTGACGGGCTTGTGAAGGCTTTGCGGGTCAGGGGTGTCTATGACGCAAGCCAGCCCAGCCTTCAGCGACTGTTGACTGAGGGCGAAAACAACGCGCTGATCCCCGTGGACAAGTGGATGGCGTTCTCAGAGAAAGGCGGATTGAAGGGAAGCATCGACCTCTTGCCGTTGGATGTGCTGTCGAACGCTTTGATCCAATGCTATCAAGCGCGGGAAAACATTAAGGCGCAAATCTACGAAATTACCGGCATCAGCGACATTATCCGGGGCGCGTCCCATGCGTCTGAGACAGCGACCGCCCAGCAGATCAAGGGCCAGTACGCTGGACTGCGCCTGCGTTCGATGCAGGAAGAAGTCGCCATGTTTGCTAGTGGTTTGATCCGTCTAAAAGCGCAGATTATTTGCACAAAGTTTCAGCCTAAGACGATTCTTGAATACGCCGCTGCCGAGCAGATGAGCGAAGAAGATCAAGCCCTCGTCCCGCAAGCCCTAATGTTGCTGCAAGACAACCCGCTGCGAAACTTCAGGATCGAGGTGGATTCCGACAGCCTGGTGCAGCTTGACGATCAACAGGCAAAGAAAGACCGCGTAGAATTCCTGACCGCGTTTGGCGGTTTCATGCGCGAAGCGTTGCCCGTGGGCCAGCAATCGCCCGAGTTGGTTCCGATGCTTGTCGAATTGATGAAGTTCGGAGTCGGAGCATTTAAGCAGGCCGCGCCTATTGAAGGGGCAATAGATCAAGCTCTGGAGAAGATGAAGCAAGCGCAAAAGCAAGCGGCGATGAACCCGAAACCCGCGCCGCAAGACCCAGAGATGATAAAGATCCAAGCCGCGCAGCAGCTTGAGCAAGCGAAGATGCAAGCTTCAGCGCAAGGCGAACAGATGCGGGTGCAGGCCGATGCTCAAGCCGCGCAAATGAAAGCGCAACTGGATAGCCAGATACATCAATCTAAATTGCAAGCAGATATGCAATTGGCGCAAATGCAGGCGCAGATTGAAGACCAGAAAATGCAGCACGAAATGGCTATGAAGTCGCAAGAATTGCAGAGTAAAGAACAGTTCGAACGTTGGAAAGCCGAACTGGATGCGGCAACTAAAATCATGGTTGCCCAAATTGGCGCAAAAGCAAGTTTAGACCAAGCGGCACAATCAGCGGAACAGGCTGCGGCAAGCGAAATGCAAGCAACAGGGACGCAAAATGCGGAGGCGGCCCAAATGGTAGATATGCACGGGCAAACCTTGGCGGCGCTGCGGGGCGTGATGGAGACGCTGGCAAAACCGAAAACAATCATCCGTGGCCTTGACGGTCGCGTTGCGGGGGTACAATGAGTAGCCTTATGGGGAAAGTCGGGGAAGTAACTTTTACCGTTGAGATCAAGCGAAAAGATACTGGCAAGATTGATACGTTTAATCTTATTGGCAAAGTCACTAACGAGCAGTTAAAGGAGATTCAAGATGGCAGTCACACACTCGACAGCAGCAAAGAACGCGGCGACTGATGCGGTCACCACGCTGCTTGGCGCATCCGGCAGTCTGGTGTTCAGGATCTCGCCCAGTTCGGTTGGATCTCCCGGAACGGCGGTTGCAACGCTTGGCTTGAACGCCACGCCGTTTGGTGCGTCTTCGGGCGGCACGGCAACGGCAGGATCAATCACCAGCGATACAAACGCCACGGGCAACGCCTCGCCGGTTGCGTTTGCAACGCTCCAGGCAACGGGCGCGGTGATCGTGATCCATTGCGCGGTCGCGGCCTCGGCATCCGACATCAACATGACCAACGGCCTGACCGTCGCGCCGGGGGATACCGTGTCCTGCTCATCCCTGACCTACGCCGCGTTGTCGGCTTAAGGAGAAAGAAAAATGCCCGGCGTATCTTGGCTACAAACCCTTAACAACTCACCGATTGACGGAACTGCGCTTGCAAACAGTACAGTTGCGACTTCTCTGCTCCCCGCGATTGCAAAACCAACCCTGCCGGCAAACTACTTTACCTCGGCGGGTAAGCTGTTCAAGCTGCGCGCTTCGGGCCGGATCAGCACGGTGGTTACTACGCCGGGAACGCTGACGCTGGATGTGCGGTTTGGCTCGGTGGTTGTGTTCAACGGTGGCGCAATGACGCTAAACATTGTCGCCAAAACGAACGTCGGGTGGGTGCTGGACGTGGACATTACTGTCCGCGCCGTTGGCGCAACCACTACGGCAAACGTGATCGGGCAGGGGCTGTGGACTTCTGAAGCGGTAATCGGCGCTCCGTTGCCTACTGCGGGCGGCGCGACAAGCCATGTGCTGCCCTACAACACGGCCCCGGTGGTCGGGACAGGTTTTGATAGCACGGCAGCGTTCGTCGTTGACCTGTTTGGCACTTGGTCGGTGGCAAACGCGGCAAACTCGATCACCTGCCACCAGTTCGCATTGATTGACATGAACATGGGGGCTTCGGCATGACGAGTCGGGTTATCCCCTGGCACGTTCCGTTGGACGAACAATGGGACGAATCAAAGAAACGTGCGCGGCGGTGGATTAACACCGCAATGGCAGCGTGGGGCGGAACAGCCGCTACCAGCTACACATCGCTTGCCGCAAACGCGGCGGATTTGCCTTCCGCGTCAATTCCCACAGACCCGTTTTTGCGTATCTATGTGCGCGTTGCGGGGTATACGGCTTCGGGTTTCGCTCGACTGCAATTTAACGGTGATACGGGTACAACCGCTTATTCCTACACGGTCAGCACGTTGGCACCGGCTGGGACGTTTACGACCAAGACCGCCGTTGCTACGTCCGCTGCGGGGATTGTCGTGTCTGCGGTTGCCATTGCTGGCCCCCGGTCGCTGATCGTGTTTGATGTCCGCAACGTCAACGGTCAGGCTCATGGTGTCAGTTATCAATCTGCGGACGTAAGCGAAACCGCCGCTACTGCGCCTAGTATCAGCACAGGCGCGGGGATTTGGACAACGACTTCGCAAATCAACCGGGTCAACTTGAACGTAGGCGAAAACGGTGGGCTGTTAATTTCTGGCACGGATATGCTTATCGTAGGGTTTAGCAGCCAGTAATGGGCGCGGAGTTCGTCAGAGGACGAAACCCAATGGTTATGATGACCGGCCACGGGGCTGTGCGAACATTGTACAAACAACCAAAATCCATAGGAAAAGTTCCCGGCGATTGGTCGCGTTTCGCCCCTACGTTTAACCGGCGGCAATACAGCGGCAATTTCACAATCAACACCGTGGTTCCGGTGGGGATCACAAAGAACAGTTCCGGCGTTGCGTTGCCCAATTGCCGAGTGGATTTGTTTCACGCAGATGCCACGCAAGCGTACATTGCAACCACTTACAGCGATGCCAGCGGGAACTATTCGTTTACCGTTGGCAGCAACGCGGGGTATTTTTTCTGTAGGGCGTACCTGCCGGGTTCCCCGGACGTAGCCGGAACAACGACTGATACCGTAGTCGCGGTGTAGTCATGCCGGATATTTTCCTCTACACAGGGGAAACAAACCCGAATGATATTGTACTGTCCGATCCGACAGTACCAAGGGGCGGGGGCGGAGTAACCCACGCAACTACCGGGGCGCTAATTGGCTCCGGTTCGGCCATCGTTGGGGCGGCAAACAGGTTTGTAGCCCACATCACGACGGGCGCTCTGACCGGCCCCGGTTCGGTAGTTGTAGGGGCTTCAACTAGGTTCCGAACTCACGCCACCACGGGCGCTCTGGTCGGCCCCGGCTCAACGATTGCAGGGTCAGCTAACCATTCCCCCGCTGCCGTCCCTCATACAACCACCGGGGCGCTTACGGGGCCGGGATCGGTC